GAAACAATGTCATTGTTCTCAACTATCATTGCATTCTGGTTCGGTTCAAGAGTTATGGAAAAGCAAGAGCGTATTCCTCAAGCTCAAGTTACGGTCACAACTTCAAAAAAGAAGTAATAATCCCTCCGTAATAAATACTAAATAAAACGGAGATTAACATGGCTAACCCAGTAACTAGAGCACAGTTTAAAGAATACTGTCTTCGTCGCTTAGGCAAACCCGTTATTGAGATTAACGTTGATGACGACCAAGTAGAAGATCGTATTGATGAAGCTTTAGCTTATTATTGGGATTATCACTTTGACGGCACCGAGAAAATCTATTATAAGCACCAAATTACAAGTACAGATATTTCAAACAAGTACATTACACTACCTGACAATATTATCGGTGCCGTCAATGTCTTTAGCCCAGGCGATGCTTTAAACACGAACAATCTTTTCAATATTCGCTATCAGATTGCATTAAATGACTTATACACTTTAACGAGTATTAGTCTTGTGCCATACTATATGGCTATGCAGCATATCAGAGTTATTGAAGAAATTCTTGTAGGTATGAAACCTATCCGCTACAATCGTCATAGAAACATTCTACATGTTGATATGGATTGGGCTGTTATGGATGTAGGACAATATCTCCTTGTAGAAGCATATCAAGTTGTAGATCCTGATACTTATACTGATGTATGGCACGACCGTTGGTTAGCACAGTATACAACAGCACTTATTAAGCGTCAATGGGGTAACAACCTTAAGAAGTTTGATGGTATGCAAATGCCTGGAGGTTTAACATTCAACGGTCAAAAAATCTATGATGAAGCTATCGAAGAAATCACAAACCTAGAAAAAGAGATGATCGTATCCTATTCACTTCCTGTTGCAGACATGATAGGATAAAATTGTGGCGACAAACTTCTATTTCAACAACTTCCAGTCATCTATGGAGCAGACGCTCCTTGAAGATCTTATCATTGAATCCATAAAAATTTATGGCGAGGATATGTATTACGTTCCTCGCACATTGAACAACAAAGATAAGATTTACGGTGAAGATGACATAACCACTTATGACAGCGCAACACTTGTTGAGTTCTACATAAAGAACGTAGACGGGTTTGGCGGTGACGGAAACTTTATGTCTAAGTTTGGATTAGAAATTAGAGATCAGGTTACCTTTGTAATTGCAAAAAGAGTATTTGAAGAAGAGGTTGATCAAAATAGAACGCTTATACGTCCTCGTGAAGGTGATTTAGTTTACTTCCCATTAAATAGAAAACTGTTTCAAATTAAATACGTTGACAATAAGCCTATCTATTATCCATTGGGTGCATTGCAAACATATGAATTAACTTGTGAATTGTTTGAGTATAGCGGAGAGCAGTTCAACACAGGCATCCCTGATATTGATGACATTCAAGATAAACTATCATTGAACGTATTTGATTATGGCGTACTCACACAGGATAACTTCGCATTGATGACAGAAGATGGCGATTACTTAGTTCTAGAAACATATAACGTAGAAACAATTGATCCATTCTCTGACAATGATAGTATACAATCAGAATCAGACGGATTCCTTGACTTTACGGAAAGAGATCCATTCTCAGAAAACGGAACGTATTAATGTTTGGTCACACTTGGTATTTTAGCACTATCAGAAAGTACGTTATTCTTTTTGGAACGTTATTTAATGATATTCATATTACCCGCACCAATGCAGCAGGTGATACAACACACCTTTTAAAGGTTCCGTTATCTTACGCACCTAAAGAAAAGATGCTAACACGTTTTGAGAATGATCCTAATATTGACAGAGAAACAGCTGTATTGCTACCTCGTATGTCATTCGAAATGGCTAGTGTCACTTACGATAGTTCTCGTAAACTAAATACTTTAGGAAAAGCAGTTGTAAAGGACGCAAGTGCAAACAAACTAAAGTATCAATACAATCCCGTACCTTATAACTTTGATTTCACTTTATACGTCTACGTGAAAAACGCAGAAGATGCAACAAAAATCATTGAACAAATATTGCCGTTCTTCACACCTGAATGGACCTCAACAGTCAATTTAATTCCTGAAATGAATATCACTATGGATATTCCTGTGACATTAAATAACATAGCTATTGAGGATACGTATGATGGAAGCTTCAAAGATAGAAGAGCTCTTATTTGGACACTAAATTTTACATTGAAGGGCTATATCTACGGACCTGTCAAGAAGAACGCAGTCATTAAATTTGCTAACACAACATTCTATATACCTACGGTTACAAATTTAAGAGATGCTGTAGGCAATACATCACCAATTGATCGTGTAACTGTAGCACCAGGATTGGATGCAAATGGTAACCCAACATCAAATGCTTCTATATCTATCAGTCGTGATCTCATCGAAGCGGATGACGACTATGGATTTATCACTGATGTTGCAGGTATTATATTATCGGAGTAATTATGGATTCGAACAATGACACTATTGCAGCTGCGCTTGATTTGGCGCCGTTGACTCATCCTGCCTTAGCAGATAAACCTAAAGTGGATGAAAACAATGACTATGAATATGCCCGTCAAAACATCTATAGAGTTATAGAAACAGGCGCAAACGCACTTGATGAATTAGCGCAAGTCGCTGCACAATCTCAACATCCTAGAGCATATGAAGTTCTAACTAACCTTGTCAAAACGATGGTTGAGGCAAACAAGGACCTTATGCATCTAAAGAAAACAAAGGTTGAGATAGAAAAAATATCTGATGCACCCGTTGACAATATGGGTAACAATAAGGTTCAAAATAATCTATTTGTTGGTAGCACTTCCGAATTACAGAAATTTATTGCGAGTATGAAGAATGGTGGAAACGGAAGTTAATTATACAAATTTTAGAGGATACAACGGCAACGCTAATCTCAAGAAGACAGGCGTAGGTGTTGATTGGACTCCTGAACTTATCGCAGAGTATGTCAAGTGCGCTAACGACCCAATATACTTTTGTGAAACGTACATGCGTATTATACACGTTGATCAAGGACTTGTCAACTTCAATCTGTATGATTACCAAAAAACAATGATGACTTCGATGCACGAGAATCGCTATACGATTATTGCGACCGCTCGTCAGATTGGTAAGTCAACGACTACTTGTGGATTCATTCTCTGGTATATTCTTTTTAATTCAGAAAAGACTGTTGCTTTGCTAGCGAACAAAGGTGATACTGCTAGAGAAATTTTAGGAAAAGTGCAGCTTGCTTATCAGCACCTTCCGAAGTGGCTACAGCAGGGTGTAGTTGAATGGAATAAAGGTTCATTCGTTTTAGAAAATCAATCTCGTGTTATCGCTGCTGCAACATCAACAGATTCTATTCGTGGTTTCGCTATCAACTTGCTATTCATTGACGAAGCTGCATTCATTGAAAACTGGGACGAGTTCTTCACTTCTACCTTCCCTACAATTTCTTCTGGTGAAAGCACAAAGGTTGTTTTAGTTTCTACACCCAATGGACTAAACCACTTCTACAAGATATGGGACTACGCTAAACAAAGAAAGAATGAATATAACCCCATTGAAGTCAAGTGGAATGAAGTCCCTGGACGTGATGAAACATGGAGAGAAACGACTCTTGCAGCTATGTCATTCGACTATGACAAGTTTGCACAGGAACATGAAGTAGAATTCTTAGGTTCATCCGGCACACTTATTGCTGGTTGGAAATTAAAAGAGTTGGTCGCTAAGCCAGCAATGGTTGCAAAAAACGGATTATATCAATATGAAAAGCCTATGCCAGGTAAAATTTATACGTGTATTGCTGACGTTTCACATGGCAAGGGGTTAGATTATTCTGCTTTTCATATAGTTGACGTTACACAAATGCCTTATAAACAAGTTTGTGTTTTTAGGAATAATTCTATATCACCTATTGAATATGCTGAAACTGTTTACAGAACTGCTAAAGCATATAACAATGCTTACGTGTTAGTAGAATCTAATGATATAGGCGGCCAAGTTGTTGATTCCATTCACTACGATTTTGAATATGAATACATACTTTATACTATGAATGCAGGCCGTGCAGGAAAAATGATAACTGCAGGGTTTGGTGACGGTACTATGGAACGTGGTGTCAGAACAACTAAAACTGTCAAATCAATCGGTTGTTCTATTTTGAAATTATTGATAGAACAAAATCAACTTATCGTAAATGATTTTGATACGATTTCAGAGTTTACGACTTTCTCTAAAAAAGGTAACTCATACGAGGCTGAACCAGGAAACCACGATGACTTGGTTATGCCTCTAGTTCTTTTTGCTTGGATGTCTGATCAACCTTATTTTAAAGAGATAACAGACATCAATACGTTATCAAAATTAAGAGAAAAAACAGAAGATGAATTGATGAACGATCTACTCCCGTTTGGGTTTACAGATTATGGGTATGAAGAAGAATTGGTTAATGAATTAGGTTCAGTTCCACGTGATGATCCTTGGTCAAAATGGGATTAAAAATCACCTATTCATAAATAATCTGAACATTATTCATAATAATAAAAACCTTTGAAAAAGGAGTAACCACATGCCATTTCAACTAAGTCCTGGTGTTAATGTCAGCGAAATTGACTTAACAACCATTGTGCCTGCAGTAGCTACCACTGACGGTGCTATTGCCGGTGTATTCCGTTGGGGTCCAATAGAGAAGCGTGTTCTTGTAGATTCAGAATCTGCACTAGCAACACGTTTCGGCAAACCCTCAAATCTAAACGCCGAAACATGGTTGACCGGTTCTAGTTTCCTAGGATACGGAAATCGTCTACATGTTTCACGTGCTGCAAACACAGTAGGTACCTCACCTGTTGTTACAGGTGCTAGCGTTACATCTGGTTCAGCAACAGTAACAGTCGGTAATACGGCTACACTTTCAGCTGGTATGATCGTTATTTCTGCAGCTAATTCAACTGTAACAAATGCAATCAATCCTGGTGCAGTTATCGCTTCAGTTGACAGCAGCACACAGATTACATTGACAGTTGCTTCAGACGCAATCGCTGCACTTACAAGCGGAACAATTCAGTTTGTTACAAACACAACTTTCACTGCTGTTGCAAATACAGGAACAGTGACAAATATCGCTGGTCAGATCATCAAGAATGAAGATGATTTCTTGACAAAGACAGAAGGTGACTTTGACAGTGATGTCTATTTTGCTGCACGTTTCCCTGGCGAGATGGGCAACTCATTGCGTGTTTCTGTTTGTGCTAACGCTTCAGGTTATACTTCAAATCTTAACCTAGGTAACAGCACATTCTATGTTTCAAACGGAACAACAACTATCACATCTTCGCTTGCAGCTTCTGTAAATTCAAATACAGCGACTGTTACAGTTTCTGTAGCGTCAGCTGATTTGCAATCAAATACACAGGCAAATACAACGGCTTACGCTCTTCGTAACTTGCTAAATGTAACAGATAAGCTTGAATTGGGTAACACACTTATTGGTACACAGTATATCAAGATTACTGCTTTGGGTACACCTTCTATAACAGGTAACTCAACTGTTGCTTCAGCAACAATGGCAATTTCACTTGATGAGCAGTATAAGCTTTCTTCAAACATTACATATACAAGCAATAGTTCTACATCAAATGTTGTAACACGTTATTGGGAATTCTTCAATAGTGTAGATTCAATACCAGGTAAGTCTGATTATCAGATCAACTTTGGTAACAACAGTGTAAATTCTGATGAAATGCATATTGTTGTAGTTGACGAAGGTGGCAAGTTCACCAGCGTCCCAGGAACTATCCTAGAAGTTTATGAGTCAGTTTCACGTGCATCAGATGCAAAGACAATTGATGGCGGAACAAACTACTTCAAAGAACTTATCAACGATTCTTCACAGTACATCTACTCTATCCGTGCACTTAGCGGTGCAGGAGTTGCAACTGCTGGAAACCTTACAAGTTCAACACTAGACATTGAGTCATATCAGTTTGGTCTAGGTAAGGACGGAGCTGATGAGTCAAACATCGGAATGACAAATCTTGCAGCTGCATATGATCAGTTTGCTTCTGCAGAAGAAGTTGACATTTCACTTGTTCTAACAGGTAAGTCAAACTCTATACAGCTTGCAAATTATCTAATTGATAATATTGCAGAAACACGTAAGGATTGCGTTGTATTCGTATCACCTCAGAAGGGCAATGTTGTAAATAACGTTGGTAACGAGGCTGATTCTGTAGTTTCATTCCGTAATGACCTACGCTCAACTTCATACGCTGTTCTTGACTCAGGTTATAAGTACATGTACGACCGCTACAATGATGTATATCGTTGGGTGCCTCTAAACGGTGACGTTGCAGGTCTCTGTGTACGTACAGATACAACAAACGATCCATGGTGGTCACCTGCCGGATTTAATCGTGGACAAATTAAGAATCTAGTTCGTCTTGCATACAATCCACGCAAGGCAGACCGTGATACACTTTATAAGTCTGGTATTAATCCTGTAGTATCATTCCCAGGACAAGGAACGCTTCTATTCGGTGACAAGACACTATTGTCTAAGCCATCAGCGTTTGATCGTATTAACGTTCGCCGCTTGTTTATCGTACTTGAAAAGGCAATTGCAACAGCATCTAAGTTTACGTTGTTTGAGTTCAATGATGCCTTCACAAGAGCGCAGTTCAAGAATCTTGTAATTCCTTATCTACGTGATGTTCAAGGTCGCCGTGGTATTACCGATTCTTGGTTGTTTGTGACGAGTCAAACAACACACCTGAAATCATTGATCGCAACGAATTTGTTGGTGACATCTACATCAAGCCAGCACGTTCAATCAACTTCATTCAGTTGAACTTCGTTGCTGTTAGAACTGGTGTGGCATTCTCCGAAGTCGTCG